CATACGCTCTACCACTTCTGCAGGGGACGTGACCTTTGCAGCAACCAACGGTTCTAGCTCCATTACTGTCACAGACACGGCTCATGGGGCACAGCAGGGCGATTTTGTTACTTTTAGTGGCGCTTCATCACTCGGTGGGAACGTCACCTCTGCCGTGCTCAATCAAGAATATAAGATCGACTCCGTTACTAGCACCAGTGTGTATGTAATCACAGCGAAAGACACCTCGGGCGTTACAGTCACAGCAATCAGTAGTGATTCCGGCAACGGGGGTAGCTCTGTAGTCGGTGCATATCAAATTAACGTAGGTTTGGATGTTTTCGTTGATGGCACAGGTTGGGGTGCCGGGACGTGGGGTGCCGGGACGTGGGGTTCTTCTAGTCCGTTGAGTTCTTTGAATCAATTACGCCTTTGGTCTTTGGACAGTTTTGGCGAAGACCTGATCGCGAATGTGCGCGCAGGAAGAATTTATTACTGGGACACGAGTGTTAAAAATTTGGAGACTGATCGAGCAGTGGATATTGCTGACTTGTCTGGCGCTAACTTTACGCCGACGGTTGCTCTACAAGTGCTTGTCTCTGACGTGGATCGTCATGTAATCGCGCTGGGAGCAGACCCGATAAATGCCACAGCGACGGCAAGGACGGGCCAATCCGATCCGTTACTTGTTGCATTTTCGGATCAAGAAAACCCCGCAGAGTGGTTTCCGACGTCCACAAATACAGCCGGTTCTCTTCGTTGCTCGGCTGGCTCTCAGATCATCGGTGGTCTCCGCGCCAGACAAGAAACTTTGATTTGGACTGACGTGGCACTTTACAGCCTACAATTCATCGGGCCGCCCCTGACATTTGGCCTGAATCTCATCAACGAAGGCGTGAGCTTGGTTGGACCCAACGCTGCGGTGAACACTCCCGCTGGCGTGTTCTGGATGGACAAAAAAGGTTTTTACCAATACCAAGGTAGTGTGACGCCCGTGCCCTGCAGCGTTCGTTCTTATGTTTTTGACGACATCAACGAGGGTCAATCATTTCAATTTTTTGGCTTCTTGAACAAGCAATTCGACGAGGTTGGCTGGTTTTATTGCTCTGCTGCGACAAACGTCATCGACCGGTACGTCACATACAACTACGTCGAGCGCACTTGGGCAATCGGCAATCTTTCACGCACTGCTTGGCTGGATGAAGGCTTGGAAAGTTTCCCCAGAGCGGCAGGCAAATCCAGCGACACAAGCTACATTTTTTCTCACGAGACAGGGTTTGATGACGACGGGTCACCGATGGACAACGTGTTTATTGAAAGCGCCGACTTTGACCTTGGCGACGGAGACCAGTTTCAGTTTATTAGACGATGCATCCCAGACGTCAAATTCACAGGCGATTCTGGCAGCACGCAACAAATCAATCTTGTGATCAAAGCGCGTAACTTTCCCGGCGACTCACTGACCACGGACCAAACGACGTCTTTCACGGCCAGCACGACAAAGATCGATACTCGCGCTCGTGGCAGACAAGCGGTAGTGCGTTTTGAATCCGACGATGACGGAGATATTGGCGTTAGAACAGGGGTTGGGTTCCGTATTGGTGGAACGCGACTTGACCTACAACCAAACGGGCGGCGATGAGCAAGTTACTGCAAGGCAGGCTGCCCTTCGTCCCGAACGGTGATTCTGTTGACGGTGGTACTTTCAACCGCACGGTGCGGCTGCTTGAGATCAGTTTAGATGCTTTCGATCCAGATGCGACACCGCAGTTCACCACAAAGGACAGAGACGAACTGAAATTTGACGCAGGGGCTTTGATTTGGAACCCTTCGGTGGGACGATTACAGTTATATACAGGCAATGAGTGGGTGAACCTTTCGGACCCTGTGCCTTTCACAGTTTCTAAGCTAGAGGCCGTAGGCGAAGTGGGAGCCGTGCAAGTCATAACAAACGGATCTATCGTAGTGAATATCAGCGGTTGAATTAGTTTTAGCAAATAAAAAAGGCGTATACTCCGGACATGGGACAAGCTGCACTTAAATACGACGACTTTGATGAACTCGATCAGGTTCCTATACCCGAAGGGGGTATTGCTACCTTTTTGACAGCGGAAACTGGCTCTTGGGCCGATGACGATGATGACGTGCCACCCAAAGGCATTACCAACGTTGTAAAAATCGCTGACAAGCTAGCTGAATATGGCCGCAACGAAGACGAGTATATGGTGCATGCCGCTGAAGGCGAGACTGTCATACCGATGGAAGTCTTCAAGCAAAACCCTGCCCTGAAAGACAAGCTTTTCGCAGAAATGCGGATTATGGGCATTGAGCCAGAGCGTTACATAGTCGGTAACGAACTCAACTCAATCAACCCTGTCACAGGCCAACCTGAATTTTTCTTGAAGAAACTATTCAGAGGCTTGAAAAAAGTTGTCAAAGCGGTCTTGCCGGTCGTGGCAAAGGTTCTCTTGACGCCTATCGTAGGTCCAGTGGCTGCGTCAGCAATTGTCGATGGGGCCAGTGCAATTATCCAAGGCGGTAGCTTCAAAGATGGTCTGAAAGCAGCCGCCATAGGCGGCATATCCAGTTTTGCAGCAGGAAAAATTGGAAATAAATTCAATTGGGCCGAAAATAGTGCAAAACAGATGGCGACTGAGGCCGCTATAAACACAACGTTGTCTGGCGGCAAACCTCGCGACATTTTGAAAAGTGCTGCAATAGCAGGAGCCGCTGCAAAAGGAGCAGAGTTCTTCCGTTCACAAGATCCGTCACAGGTGGTCGTTGAAGAGGGTGTAAGCGTCGGCCAACAAGAAGCTGCAAGGGCGTTGGATCAGGCAGCTTTGGACGCAGAACCTTTTCAAATTACACAAGAAGCTATCGATCAGAACCTTGGCGGGCTAGGAAACGTTGTTGCTCAAGATCCACAATTATATCCCGGTTTCCTACCACCGGCTGATGCTGCTTCAGGTGTGGTCAACCCTGCAACTCCCGCAGGTATCGATGCGACAGATGCAGTGGTGAAAGGTGTTCAGTTGCCGGGCGCTCCGGCCCCTGTCGATGCTTCATTAGAGTTGTTCCCCGGAGCGCAGCAGTTAGTCACGGACATAGACACAACGCTGACTGCAAGTGCGGAAGATCCTTTGTTACGCAGTTATCGTCGCGAAGCTGGTCTGCCTGCCGATCCGAGGACCACGGCTCCCGGCACAACCACAACTAGCACTCCTGCTCCCGGACAAAAAATGACTGCGCAGGATTTGTTTGCGGCAGAAAAAGTACCCGGATTGACAGAAAGCTTCGGGAACTTGATCAAAGGCACCGGCGAGGGCCGTATGCAAGCTTTCAGAGACATCTTTTTGCCGTCGATAGACCGAACCAAAGTTCGTACATTTTTAGAGCAAGGTGGTAAAAAAGTCACAGGTCAAGACATAACCGATTTCATCAAAGAAAATACTAAAGAATTAAACTACGGGTTTATCAGGCGTTTCGCACCGCTTGCCGCGACCACTCTAGGTTTGAGCGCACTGACTGCTGAAGAAATCGATCCTATCGACATCACTGACAGGACAACGGGTTTGGATTTGATACGCGCAAATCCAGAAACTTACAGAATATTTGATGATGACCGCACTTATACACCGGCGCGATTCACAATCGAGCGAGCGGCAGGTGTAGATTCGCTTGGCACGCCTGCTTTTCGACCCACGCCAATCAATACCCCACCTTTCGGCTTTGAGGAAGGTGGTGAAATAATGAATTTTCCGCGCATGAACGGTCCTATCGAAGGTCCCGGCACCGAAACGTCCGATGACATACCTGCCATGCTCTCTGACGGCGAGTTTGTCTTCACCGCGAAAGCCGTTCGAGGGGCGGGTAGGGGCAGCCGCGAAGACGGCATGCGAAATATGTACAAAATGATGCGTCAGTTTGAGGCTAGAGTCTAATGGCAGAGACAACCATACAAGAACAAATTGTACGCGAAGCGCCAGAAATAGAGGCGTATAAGCTTGGGCTGTATCAAGACGCACAGAAATACATTAGGGATATGCAGGCTGCGGGCATTCAGCCGCCTGCACAGGGAATTGCTGGTTTTACCGCAGAACAGCTTGCAGCAGGCGATGTAATCCGGTCAGGCATTGGCGGATATGAGGACTATCTTGGTGGCGCTTTGGATGCCAACCAAGCCGCGCAACAAATGATCGCCCAAGGCTCTGCTCCTTTACTGCAAGAGTCTTTGGCGCAACAACAGGCAGGTATTTCCAGCTTAGAGCAAGCGCGACAGCTTGCATTAGCCCAGCGTCAAGCACCGTTTCAGATTCGTGATCAGGCTCTCAGGGGACTTTCTGGCGCAGCGACTGATATAGCAAGAGCAGGCGCGGGTGTTGGTAGTCAAGTATTCGCAGCGCAACAAGGTTTAGGGCGAGCCGGTCAACTAGGACGGCAGGCAGCGCAGCAGGCGATGCCCGCGAGTCGGCGCGCGCAGATGAAAGCTATACAATCTGGGCGGCAAGCAGGAAGTATTGCTGGCCGAGGCATGCGTAGCATCGGTCAAGCGCAGCGAGGCATAGCCAGCCAAATAGGGGGCGCACAAACAGGGTTAGGCGAAGCAACGGGGCGAGCACGTGGGATCACCCGAAAAGCGATACGGCAGCTTCGAGGCAGTGACGCTCAGTTTGACCCCAGCGGCATTGCATCCTTCATGGACCCGTTTACGAGACAGGTAATCGAAGCCGAACAGGCTGAGATAGCCCGACTCGGCGAAAAACAATTGAATCAAGCACGCGCACAGCAAGCAGCGGCGGGTGCTTTCGGCGGATCGAGGGGTGCAATCCAAGAAGCGGAGATAGGCCGAAACGTCTTGGAACAGCAAGCACGGACCGGGGCACAGCTACGCTCACAAGGTTTCCAACAGGCGGCTCAACAAGCACAAGCAGCATTCGAGGCAGCCAAAGGCCGACAACAACGAGCCGCCGGGCAAGTAGGACAATTGGGCCTCAGTGCAGAGCAGCTTGCTCAACGTGGGGCACAAGCTGGGGGCGCTTTGGGTCTACAAGGGCAGATGAGTCAAGCCCAACTTGCGCAACAAGCGGCGGCACTAGGTATTTCCACCGAGCAGCTTCAGTCGCAACTGGCACAACAAGCGGCCCAGACAGCGCAACAGCAAGCTCGTCTAGGGTTGTCAGCAGCAGAACTCGCACAAAGGGGCGCACAAGCTGGGGGCGCTCTCGGGCTGCAAGGACAGCAGGCTCTGGCTCAAATGGCCGGTCAGCGTGCAAATATCGCGCAGCAGGGTGGTCAATTAGGGCTGCAATTCGGTCAGTTGGCACAGAGAGACGTAGATCAACTTGCGGCCCTCGCGCAACAACAAGGGGCAATGGGTCAAGGAATAGCTGGTCTGGCGTTACAGGGTGGGCAACTAGCGGGACAGTTAGGCAGTCTTGGTGGCCAGCAGGCGGCTCTGGGGCTACAAGCGCAACAACAAAGGGCTGCAGACGCCCAGCAGTTGCTTCAATACGGTGCCATGGGTCAACAGCAAGCGCAGAACGTTCTTAACGCACAGTTTGCAGCAGAGCAAGCGGCCTACCAACAGCCGTTAGCGCAGCTAGCTTTCTTGGGCGACATGACAAAGGCTCTGCCGTCGTCACAAAGCGCCATATTACAACAACAATCGCCATCCCCGAGCTTGGCGCAAACCGCAGGTGGTGTGGCATTAGGGGCCGCAGGTCTTTCGAGGGTCGTTTGATGAACGTTATGGATAGACCAATGTTTCGTGCCCGAGGTGGTGGTGCGAACAAATTTCCTGATCTCAGCGGTGACGGCAAAGTCACGCAGAAAGACGTTTTGATAGGGCGAGGCGTCATAGAAAAGCAAGAAGGCGGCGGCATCGGTCCTATGATGGCTGCCGAAGATATGGCGATGATGCCCAACGAAATGCCTCCGCAAACAATGCAAGAGCCGCCGATGGACCCGTTAGCCCAAGACGTACTGATGGCACGAGAAGAGGGCGAAAAAATTGGGCTAGATTATCTCGCCGAAACCATGGGTGGCATCGACATGGCGAGTAATACCGCAGAGCTAATCAACGCCATCCGTGGGAATGAACGTCCCCTGCAAGCACGCTTCGCGGAACTCGCTACCTTTGTGGGTGAGGAAGACGCAATGCAAACGCCAGAGTCTGTTCTGACAATGGTCCAGCCCACCATTATGATGACCGAAGAGGGTGCTATCGATAGTGGCGTGGGTGGTCTGATAGCTCAAGTTATCGGCGATACTGATATGGAAGACGAAATGGGTCAGGGCGTTGGAGCTTTGATGGCGCAGGGACAACCTGAACCCATGGCTGCGCCGCAACAATTCGCGGAAGGCGGTGCCGTAAAAAAGTTTGATCAGGGAGGCGAAGCCTTCCAAGAATACTATGACCAGTTTTTGCCGGTCTACGAAAATCTTATACAAGAAACAGAAGAAGAACGGGACCGTGATAGGGGTTTGGCATTGGCACGAGCCGGATTCCAACTTGCGTCTGGGAGAGACGCCAAAGGTCGAAACATCGCTGGTTCCGGGTTTTTGGCAAATTTGGCAAGTGCTGGCGAAACGTTAATTAGCGACATAAGCGCACTTGATCAAGAACGTCGTAAGTCTCAAAGAGCCGCAAAAACTTTGGCGTTGCAGTCTGCTTTCGCAACCGACCAAGCAAGGCGTAGTGCGGCTGCAAGAATGGCTGAAAAGCAATACCAGCGCACGACTGATATCTTGGTAGAACAGCTTAAACAAAAGAACAAAGTTAATATCGGCCTGTATGACGTAGCTAAAACCGGCACCGATATAGACGGTCGCGACATATTTTCGGTTATCAATACAGCCACTGGAGAAGTGCAGACGGGCGTCAGAGCAAGTCAGTTACCGGGAATTTTGAATCAAGCAGCACGCATCGATGCGGCTCCTACGGACACCGACACCGCTGTTGATCCAGAGGCTCGAACCGTGGGATTACCGATGGATACGCCCGAAGAACGGTCGTTCGCGAGTTTCTTCAGAGCACTGCCAAGGTATGCAAGGGGCGAGCTAAACGAAACGGATTTGGAAATTTTTGAAACTAACATCGATACACGATACGCACCAGAAATAACCGAACAAGGCGTAAGTTTCAAAGAAAATATTCCTGTTCAAGTTGCGAAACTAATACAACAACGTGTAGACGCGAATCTGCCTGTCAATATCAACCCTGAAATACTAGCTAAAGTGAAAGAGTTGGTAGACGACCCTGTCGGGACTTTAGCAAGTGATCAAGCAGAAAGCCTGCGTCGTGCACAAGAAAACCCCATCTTGCCAGAGGGTTTTGATGCATCTGACGCATTTGGAATCAGAACGAACATTGCCGGTGCGTTTGGGAGGACAGCGGCACAGTTACGTGAAGCAACAGAAAATCCCGACATAGCGAATACAGAATTAGTGCGAATGGCGGAAGTAAGACGCAACGCGCAACAGGTCATGGACAATTTGGCGACGCAAACACTCAAGGTCTTTTTGGGCGATGTTGGAGGCCGACCACTGAAATCGGTCACTACTCTCCTTGAAGGTCAGGTAAATCAGCTTAGGCCCGGAAATCTCAACACCGACGAAGCTGCATTGAAGGTGGCGAAAGTAATACGAAGTGAAGTCGAATCTGCTTTGATTACAGCTAACGACATCGTACAAAACCCGAAGCTGCACCCCGGCACAAAAGTTTCCCTAGCTCGCACGGCACAAAAAGAAGCCACTCGTTTGTTGCAAGCTTATGATGACGTAATTTCACAACTTGAAGCGGGCATCGGCTTAATCAAAGACGTAGGTCCGGCTGCGCCATCGATGACGTTGCCGGTCACTGGTGACAACAGTAACGTGAGAGCGGCAGGGCAAGACGCCGTGGAACGCGCCTCTGGTATCTTATTTGGGAATTAAGATGGCTAACGAAAATTTAGAAAAAGCTCGTGCAGCTTATCAAAGTAACCTGCGAGATCCTTTTCAAAATTTAAAGGCTATGGGCTTGATGCCTCAAACGGGGCCTCTACCCGAGCCGGAAAGCCCGCAGGTTCCCCTAGCAGCAGCAGAGTTAATCGGATTTGAACAAAATTTTGCTCCGGCTGTTCGAGAGGCAGGTTTAGAAGCAACCGTAGAGGCGATTGTAAATAATTTTGAGGGACCGGGCGTCTATCGAGAGTTGCGCGGCGCAGGTTTCAACGATTTGGACATCGTGAAACGGTACATGAACATCGAAAAAGTCGATTTACCAATCCAATCCATGCGTGGTCAGGGCCTCACACAGGATGAAATTCTCACTACATTTCTAGAGGATTTGGGCTTAGACGAAAACGAGGACCTACTGAAAAAAGGTATTTCGCCTCAAGATTTTCTAAGCACGTTTGTTAAAGGAAGACAGTTAACTGCCGGAGAAGCTGCCACTGAGGGTCTAGCACGTGGCGTGACGGTGGGTGCTCCAGCCACTGCTGGGATGGTTTCCTTAGCCACGATGGGTGCGCCTATTGCTCCTCCTTTTGGTTCAATTATCCTTGGTGGGACAGGTTTAATACTTGGCTCTGTCATAGGCACAGAGGCAGAAGAGGAAATTTTCCCTGAAGATCCCATACTAAATCCAAACACCCAAGCGTTCTTGGAGGGCACAAAAGTGATTGGGGAGGGCTTGACGATGATGGGCGCGCCAAAAGCTTTTAAAGTCATTTCAGATACTGCGTTGAACAGCCAAGCTGGTTTTTTGAACAAGTTGGGGCAAAGCGTTCGACTGCGAAGTTTTAATCAAGAAAAAAACCCTGTTTTTCAGCCGGGAGCGATGTCGGAATCCATGCGCTTTTTACAAAGCAGTGATCCAGTGATGTTTCAATTTTTAAGAACATACAAAGATCGCCCGATTGCTTTTCAAATAGGCGAAGGTGCTTCCGTAATTGGTGCAGGAGTTGGAGCTACAATCGCGGAACAAGTTGCTCCGGGGCAGTTTGGGCCACGAATAGTTGGTGAAGTCATTGGAGGAGCTTCCGCCTCTCCGTTAACCAGCCTTGTGTATTTAACGACAGCGAAAGACGCGCTCACGGCAGATGCAAAGGAGCTTGCAGGGCAAGCCTCGCAAAGCTCCGTCGAAGCGCGCGTAGGCACGGCTTTGCGGGAACTACTTACAGCACGGGGCGAAGATCCAGACGCAATCCAACAGAAATTACGATCTCCGGACTTCACAGACTTGTTGGAAGACGCCAAAGAAAAATATGACGGCACAACGCGCCCGCTATTGGAAGCGGCGAAAATACCTGCTCCAACGTCACGTTCTTTGACTGCAAGTAACACGTTGGGTTTGATCGAAGGGCGACTACGAGCGTTGAACGGTCGTTTCGGTACTGACGTTCAGAATCAACTCGATAATCAAATCCAAGCGGTCAACAAATTGATCACTGCGTTGACGCTGACCGGCGGCAACAATGCGATTCAAGCAGCCGCGCAAATTCGTAACAGACACTTCAATGATTTGATGAACCAACGCCTCGATTTGGCTTTGCAAGATGCCACAAAAGCCGTTGGGCAGATTAATCCGAACGATATCACTGCACGTAATGAAGCTAGCAAACGAATCAGTATGATTATCGAAGGTGTGTTTCAAGACGCCAGAGCGCAAGAAAAACAGCTTTATGGGCAAGTCCCTAATAACGTAATTGTTGGACAGGAAAATCTTATTTCGACCATTCAAGCGGAGATGGCGGCGCTGCCACAGGAAGTTGCTAGAGAGGTGTTTCCTCGCGCGGCTTCGGCTACCGGCGCACGTTTTGCGGAACAAATGCAAGTCGCTGCTTTGGACACCCGGATCGCGGCATTAGAGGAGATTAAAAACAGAGCACCCGCACCCGGCGAAAACTTTCCGCGTTTGACGGAACAAGACCGGCAAAACACTGGTCTCGGTGCATTTTTTGAATTAGATCGAGCCTTGTCAGAGGCTAGAAAGACCAGAGAGCAGTTTGGTGATGTCTCTGCCGAGCCGCCCACCTATCAGCAAATGCTGAATTACCGGTCTTTTTTGTTGAACGAGGCCCGAAAAGCGGCCAGCGGTGAAAATCCCGGCATGGCTGACGCGAGAGTTTATGGCGTTCTGGCTGACGCAATACGGCAGGATCTAGGAGATCTAGAAAATCTACAAACGCTTAACCCCGATATATCGGCCAACGATCTTGCTGCAGCAGACACGGCGAGAGCTTTTTCGAAAGTATTTAACGATACATTCCGGCGTGCTTTCCCCAACAAAGCGTTACAAAACAAAGCTACAGGTGCGGATTTCGTTCAGCCTGAATTGCTCTATCGGCAGATTTTTCAAGGGCAAGACGATGAAACCATGCTGCGAATGCGGGAAATAGACGACGCGGTACGCTTTCTTGTCAACGATGCGACGCCGGGTGGGCTTCAAACAGATCAAAACGCCTTAGACGCCGTTCTTACGCGCACAGGAGCACTTGAATATAACTTCGATTTGGTGATGCGTGCGTTGGCCGACAACCCGACAGTAATCAATCCTGAGACAGGGGAGGTGAACACGCGTGCTGTCGCAGCTTTTGTAAAACGTAACGAAGGCACCCTTGAAAGATTACCCCAGTTAAAAGCGGATCTAGAAAACTCAGCGGCTACTCAGGTTCTTCTCCAACAAGCACGTAGTGAGGCAAAAGAAGCAGAGCGGGCCACGGCCTTTGGCACTGCGCGCTTATTTGAACAACTGACTGGAGAGTTGCCGGTTTCTGCGATACAAAACGTTTTGCGCTCCGACGCTCCAGAACAAGGCATGAAAAACTTGGTCTCGCGTTTGAGAGAGGGTGCGCGACGAAGTGAGAGCGGAGATGCTCCGGAGGGCCTACCTAGAATCACTTTAGACGCTGTTGATTCTGAGATACGTGACGCAGTTTTCGAAGCGGCCAGACAATTTTCACAGAGTGACAAGGATTCGATAACAGGCATCCCTGACTTTGCAAAACTACAAACTTTTTTTCTTAATCCGCGCGGGAAAGTCCCGCCGCTCATAAAGACTTTAGTAGACGCTGGTATTTTTACATCTGCCGAGCGAACGCGCTTGCGTAAGCTGTTAGTGGCAGGCGAGGGTGCGCAAAAACGTATAAGTGACCCTGCTTTCGATATTCTAGAGGATGTCGAAACCGGCACTGACGTCTTGACACAATTGTTAGTTAGAATTACCGGGTCAAAAGTCGGGTCAACTGTCGGCGATTTGATGCCGGGACGAACCTCGCAAGGCTTGATAGAAGCACAAGCTGGTTCACAAGCTGCCATGCGGCTTTTGAATGCTTTGCCGGTGACCACTGTAAACAGCGTATTGGAAAACGCTATAAAAGACCCTGAGTACTTAGATCTTTTGCTGGACAAAAATCTTTTATCGCCGACTGGTGGTAAATTGTCAGCGTCAAAACGTCTACTGGGAGTTCGCAAACTCAACGCGTATTTCAAAAACGCTCTTGGCGTAAACATCGGCGCGATGATCGCAGAGGATCAGCCCACAACAGAAGAAATGTTGCGAGTCCGAGAGTTTAGGGAGCAAGGCTCCCCGTTCAGGGCACCTGAACCAGAGCCAGTGGCTCCGCCACAAGCAGCAGCGCCTATTGCTGCGCCGCTTTCAGCGCCTCAACAGGCTACTGCACCCCAAGGCGCACCAAACCCGCAGCAACGTCAGCAGTTCGCGGCCCTGTTCCCTAACGATCCTTTGTCTGGGCTGATACAGCAGCAAGGCATAGCTTCGTTACCTCAAGCGCCGGGCTAAACCAGCCACTTTTTGGCCTCTTCGCCCAGCACCTGCTGGGCCAGATCTATCTTATTGCGTAACGCCGCAATGATCTTCTCGTCTACCGTGTCCGGACTAACCAGATCTACATACAACACATGCTTGGTCTGACCAATGCGGTGCGCTCTGTCTTCTGATTGCAGGCGGATCTCAAGATCGTACTGGTTGCTGTAATACACCATGTTGGTCGCCGCCGTCAGTGTCAGCCCGTAGCCCCCAGTGCGTGGGTTGGCGACAAAGAAGCGTAGATCGCTATCTGGATCTTGAAATGCTGCCACCATCTGATCTCGTTCTTGCACAGGCGTATCGCCGTAGAACGTACAGACGGATCGCGGACCATAGACCTTCGCTAGTTCGTCCTTGATCTTGCCGATATCAAAAACCCAGCTAGCCCATATGATGACCTTGCCATTCATCTCACTGATGACCTCTAGCAATTCACTCATGCGGTTATTGGGTATGTCCTGTACCTCGCCATTGTCAGTCTTGAGGTGCCCGCAACAGATCTCTTGCAAGCGCATAATCTGCGTCAGAACGCTTTGCGTCGTCGAAAGCTCGCCTTTCTCTAGCATGGCCAGTGCCATCTCTTTCATTTGTTTATAGGCAGATTCTTGCTGTTTTGTAAGCGGCACCTGACGCTGCATGTAAATCTTCTCAGGCAGATCGAGGCAGTCCTCTTTCAAGATACGGCTGCTGAACGTCTGAAGCTTAGTGTTGAGTTCATCGAGGTTCCTATAGCCTGTAATTTCTTGAAAGCTACGATTACCAAACTTGCGGGTGTTCATAACGGCGTAGCGTCCTTGGAACGCGTAGAACGACTCAAACCCCAAGATGTCTGTGCCCAAGAAAGCACACTGTGCGTACAAATCCATCGGGTTTTTAGTGATGGGACTGCCGGTCAAGATGCGCCGATACTTTGCCGCTTTGCCCACTTTCACAATGCTTTTGGTGCGCTTCGCAGTGCGGTTTTTTATTGACGTCGATTCATCAACGATCATCATGCAATCCGGATTGCGCTTTACAAACCATGCTGCAACGTCCGGTCCTTTCTTGGTAGAAAAAGCCTCTACGTTCATAACCAATATCTTTAGGTGCTCTTGATCGTTCGTCAGGGCGGTCAGTTCTGCTTTGAACTTCTGCGTAAGGTTTGGTTGCCAGAGGACCACGCTCCACGGCACGTCGTCCGGCATATGCTGGGGGATCTCTTTTGCAACCCAATTGCCGTACACCCCTTTCGGTGCAATGACGACGGCGGCGTTTATCTCACCCTCGCAGTAAAGCTTGGCCATGGTGTCGATAGTCACTTTGGTTTTGCCTGTCCCCATTTCAAGGAACAAGGCCCACGACTCGCTGTCCCAACTCGCATCAAAGACTTTGCGCTGGTGCTCGTAAGGCTCAGTTTTGAAATTAAATTGCATTTGGTGCCTAAATAGTTTGACACATGCGATTTTATGGGATTATTCTTGTCTTGGGAAGTGGCTAACGCCGCTTGAAACACGAAAAACGAGGAAGACTATGAGTACAGATCTCTCCGATCTTATGGCTGAAGACAGTCAAAGTCCCTTGAACCTGCCCTCTAATGAGGGGCTGGGCGGCGTTCAAAAGCTAGCGAATGATATCTTAGCTGCCCAGACAAGGGTAGAAAATCTTGAATCAGATCTCAAAGCAGCGAAGCAGACCTTAATTAAGCTGACTGACGAAGATTTGCCGAGTCAGATGACCGAAATCGGCCTGACCAACTTCACCTTAGCTGACGGCAGCAAAGTCGACATCAAAGAAACATACGGCGCAAGGATCAAAAAGGATAATGAACAAAAAGCCTTTGATTGGCTGCGAGCGCATGGCGAGGGAGACATCATTAAAAACACCGTGACGGTGCGCTTTGGTAAAGAAAAAGACAACGAAGCAAAAGCCTTGGTTGACGAATTGACTCAAAAGCAATGGGAGCCAGAGCGGAAGGAAGACATTCATCCCGGCACTCTCAAGGCTTGGGTCAAAGGTCGAATCGAGGAAGGTAAGGAGCTAGACATGGATTTGTTTGGCGTGTGGGTTGGACAACGAGCAACGATAACTAAGGCAAAATAAATGACCGATAAAGACGAAAAGAAAGTAGCGGAAAAGAAAAAGAGCGACGTCGCCGTCGCAGGGCCTGCGATGTTTGAGGCAGACGCAGGGGTTGGTATGGAACTGAGCCAAGACGACTTGGCACTGCCGTTCTTGAAGATTGTATCTTCAGAACTGCTCCAGCAGGACGAAAAGCTGGCAGAGACTGCCAAGCTTGGTGACATGGTCAACTCTGTGTCTCGTCAAGTTTACAGCAGCAAGGGTCCGTTGAAGGTCATCCCCTGCCATTACGAACGACGGTTTTTGCTGTGGGCACCCCGAGGTTCAGGCACCGGAGCGCCGATCAAGATCTTCACACCGGATGAAACGCGGCCACAGACTCGTCGTGATCCAGACGACAACCGTGAGTACGTTGAAGGCGGCAAGGGCGAGTACATCGACGAGACGCATCAGCACTACATCTTGATTATGGAAGAGGACGGCACTTTATCCAACGCGCTGATCTCTATGAAGTCAACGCAACTTAAGAAGTCGCGTCAATGGAATACCATGATTGCAACACGCAGCATGGTCGGGGCGAACGGTGTTCCGTTCCAGCCACCGCGTTTCTCACACGTCTACAACTTAACCACGGCCAAAGAGGAGAACTCCAAGGGTGTATGGCACGGTTGGAAGATCGATCTTGAGGGGCCGATTCAGGACGCGAACACGTATCAAGCGGCTAAAGCGTTCCACACTGCCATCAGTGCAGGGGACGTGACGGTGAAGCATGAGGAGTCAGGGGCCGCACCGTCCAAGCCAAAACAGACGCAAGAGGATAACGGCGACGATATTCCTTGGTAAACAGAATCCGGTGACCGTGCCATCGTGAGGCGCTCCTACCTACCCTCCCCGTAGAAAAGCGCCACGCACGGACCAAGGACTATAATGAATATTCGTAAATTCGCACAGATTTTTGACGGTCTGAAGCAGGCACACGGCACGTTCACGATTGAGTCAAAGTCCAGCAGTGGCAAGACTCAAGGTAAAGCGACGGTAGTGCGCGAACCTCGGACCAAGGAGCACTGGGAAAGACACCTAGCGGGTGAGCAATCCATAGGAATCATCCCAATCAATGAGGACAATGCATGCCGCTGGGGCTGCATTGATATTGATCAATACAATTTCGATCACAAGGCGCTGATCGACAAGATCCAAGCAGCCAAGTTACCGCTAGTGGTGTGTCGCTCGAAGTCGGGCGGTGCTCACGTATTTCTATTCACAGATGAATTCATCCCTGCCAAAGACATGCAGGACGTGCTGACACAGTTGAGCGCGGGCCTTGGCTATGGCGGCAGTGAGATCTTCCCAAAGCAGATCAGTTTGAACTTAGAGCGTGGGGACGTCGGCAACTTCCTGAACATGCCGTACTTTGACCACGAGAACGGTCTGCGGTACGGATTCAACCTTGATGGCACGGCAGCCACATTCGATGAGTTTCTAGAGCTAGTGGACCAGAACGTGCAGACGCACGAAGAGGCGCTGGCTTTGGTCGTGGAGCAGGACGCGGCGCTACCGATACCGGACGGCCCACCGTGCCTACAGATCTTGTGCAAAGAAGGCATCGGTGAAGGCGCAAGAAACAACGGTTTGTTCAACTTAGGCGTTTACCTGCGTAAATCTCACCCCGAGACGTGGGAGTCCGAGATCCTGACGCACAACATGAATTACATTCACCCACCGCTGCCGCTGGGTGAAGTCAACACGGTGGCCAAGCAGCTAGAGCGCAAGGACTACGCCTACAAGTGCCGTGACGCCCCGATCAACGCATACTGCAACTCTGAGCTTTGCAAAACACGTAAGTTTGGTATTGATGCTGCAACTTCTGGGGTGCAGATAGCCAACCTACGCAAGTACAACAGCGTGCCGCCGGTTTGGTTCTTAGACGTTCAAGGCAAGCCGCTTGAACTCGGCACGGATGATCTGATGGTCCAGTCAGCGTTCCAGAAGGCTTGTGTTGAGCAGTTGAACTTTTTTCCTCGCACAGTGCAAAAAGCGCAATGGGAGCAGCGCATCAACGCTCTGCTTAATGAAATGAGTGATACCGAGGGTCACGTCATTGAAGTAAGCCAAGACGTCAGCGTCAACGGGCAGTTTGCCGATCATTTAGAGGAGTTTTGTACGGGTCATCAGGCTGCGGATGAGAAAGAGCAGATCTTACTCAAGAGGCCGTGGACAGATGAGGACTTGAAGGAAACGTACTTTAGGCTCAAGGATCTGGAAGCGCACCTTATCAAAGCTAACTTCAAGGTGTACAAGACACACCAGATTGCGCAGCGTCTACGAGACATCAACGGCGAGGCGACACAATTACGTATTCAAGGCAAGGTGGTACGGTTGTGGAAAATACCTGCGCATGAGCAGGCCGTAAGTCGCATAGAACCGCCCAGCTTTGGGGGCACTGAAGAGGAGATACCGTTTTGATTATTTTAGAAGGGTTCGATTCAGCAATTTTGGGCGTGGGAGAGTCCGCAGGATGGGACTCTCCTTGCATTGTTTATGACTACCAGAAATGCTTGGACGTTCTGATGCAAAAGAACGATTGGGAGCGTGAGGATGCAATCGAGTGGATGGATTACAACGTGATCAACGCTCATATGGGAGAAGGTAATCCCGTTTTTGTGTTCCCTAGTCAAGATTTAGCGGAGCTTGCTTTTGAGATTCGCGAAGAGACGATGCATTAATGCAAAGAATCTTCGGCCCGCCGGGCACGGGCAAAACCACAACGCTTTTGAATCTTGTGGAAGCAGAACTGGGCAAAGGCACTTATCCGGGGCACATCGCTTTCTTTGCGTTCACGCGCAAAGCGGCAAACGAAGCCAAGGAGCGCGCCTCCAAGCGATTTGGTCTCGATCCAAAGAACGACTTACCTTTTTTCCGAACTCTTCACAGTCTGGCGTTTCACTTGACTGGGTTACGCAACGATCAGTTGATGACAGCAGAGCATTATCGCGAGGTCGAGCGGGTGACAGGCGTCGACTTTATGGAAGGCAGTGTGTCGTCACGGCATGAGGTCGAAGAGGATCTGAGTAACAGCCTGAAAAAAGAGACGCCCTTGCTGCGTTTGATCACACTGGCACGTCTGAAGATGCGTCCACTCAAGGACGAATACAATGACAGTGACCTTGATCAGCCTTGGATCGAGGTCGACTATGCAGCTAACTCTTTGAAAGCCTACAAGAAAAAGCATGGACTGTTTGACTATACGGACATGCTAGAGCTTTTTGCGGATACTGCGGCAACCGTTTGCCCACCATTTAAACTGGCGATGCTGGACGAAGCACAGGACCTGTCGCCCTTACAATGGAAGATTGCGCATGCTATCGACGGGCGGTCAGAGCGGATGTACTGCGCTGGTGACGATGATCAGGCCATCTATAAATGGTCTGGCGCTGACGTTGAGCACTTCATCAATCTCGATGGCGGCAGCGAGGTGCTTGAGCAAAGCTATCGTGTTCCGTCGAACATCCACAAAATTGCAGAGCGCATCTGCTCACGGATCAAGCGACGGTTTCCCAAAAAGTATCTGCCAAAGCAGACCGAAGGGAAACTGGAGCGCCTGACAGACTTTTTTGAACTCGACATGGTTGAGGGTACTTGGTTGTTCTTGGCCCAAGCGAACTACTTCTTGACGCCTGTGCAGCAATTTTTAAAAAGTCAGGGCTACTACTTTGAATACGGTGGTGGTGTGCGGAGCGTGCGCGAGAAGATACGTGTCGCATTGTCTGCATGGTCGCGTCTGCAAGACGGTGAGCCAATATCTTTTGATGCTGCCAAGGCCATGTACTCGTTCATGTCAGGTAATGGCGGTCGGGTTGCGCGCGGTCACAAGAAGATTGTCGGTGATCCAGAGGCTTTGTTCACCTTCGAGGACCTGCGTGATTTCAACGGGCTGCTCGCAAAACCGGAGATGCCATGGGATGAGGCTTTGGATAAGCTGCCGGACGTCGACGTGGCGTACATCAATGCCTTGGTGCGGCGGGGCGAGGACCTGACGGCGGAGCCGCGCATACGGCTTTCTACGATCCACGGGGCCAAAGGCGGTGAAGCAGACAACGTCGTGTTGTTCACAGACATCACTGCAGCCGCAGAGGCAAGCATGGAAAGTGATCCTGATTCCATGCATCGGGTTTTCTACGTGGCTGTAACGCGCACACGGCAGAACTTGTACACCTTGGAACCCACAGATTTCTATAGGAGCTACGCCTTATGAGCGACATGGTCAACTCACCGGCTCACTACGCCGACTCAGAGATCGAATGTATTGATGCCATGGTCGCGGCTTTCGGACCAGAGGCCGTGCAGATCTATTGCCGTTGCGCCAGCTTCAAGTACCAATGGCGTGCCGGTAAAAAGTTCGATGCGGTTGAAGATTTGAAAAAATCAATTTGGTATACGCGCTTTGCGCTTGGTGATGACCCAAGGAAGGACGATGCAGAAGGAAACTAAACTGCAGTTTCCGTTGTTTACTGCTGAAACGGAGTGGACTGCACCTTTTGAACTTAAAGATCTCACGGACGCCAAAGAGATTGCGATTGACCTCGAAACGCGTGACCCGAACCTAAAGCAGATGGGGCCGGGCTGGCCGCGCAAGGACGGTGACGTTGTAGGCATAGCCGTTGCAACGGATGGGTTTGAAGCGTATTACCCGATCAATCATTTAGGTGGTGGCAATCTCGACAAAGGTCAGGTGCTGCGATGGCTAGGCAAGCAGTTATCCACAGGTTGTCCCAAGATCATGCACAACGCACCCTACGATCTGGGATGGCTCAAGGCACTCGACGTCCCTGTGAGCGGACCTATCATCGACACCATGGTCATGGCTGCGCTACTTGACGAAAACCGTTTCAGTTACTCGCTCAACGCCTTGTCCTACGATTATTTGGGTCTAGCGAAGTCAGAGAAGCTTCTGACGCAGGCTGCCGTGGACTTCGGGGTGGACCCAAAGGGTGAGCTTTGGAAGCTCCCTGCGCAGTTTGTGGGGCCGTATGCAGAGCAAGACGCGCGTCTGGCATACGATCTGTACAAGCTGTTTCGTGTGGAGATCAACAAGCAAGACCTTGAGACCATCTATGATCTAGAAACACGGCTCACGCCCTGCCTCATCGACATGACACATCGCGGGATACGCGTTGATCTAGAAAAGTGTGAGCGGACCAGACAACAACTTTTGAAAAGAGAGAAAGAAGCCTGCCGCAAAATCAACAAGCAGGCCGGTTTTGAAGTCGAGATTTGGGCGGCAACTTCTTTAGCCAAAGCATTCGACAAGCTAAAAGTTGCCTATCCACGGACGGCCAAAGGCGCACCGTCGTTTACAAAATCCTTTTTGAACGAGAACCCGCATCCGTTCGCCAAGATGATCGTCGTAGCACGCAACCTTAATAAGATCCAAGGCACTTTCATAAATAATATTATGAAGTTCGTCGGGCCTGACTGCCGTATTCATGGGCACATCAACCAGCTTCGCAGCGACGATGGAGGCACGGTCTCTGGTCGCCTATCCATGTCAAACCCCAACCTGCAACAAATCCCAGCGCGTGATCCAGAGCTAGGGCCAATGATCCGCAGTTTGTTTTTGCCGGAGGAAGGTGAACTGTGGGCGGCTATCGATTATTCGCAACAGGAGCCACGGATCTTGACGCACTACGCAAGCGTGTTTGGCCGGTGGAAAGGTCTGCCACTGGGTGGTGCTCAAGAGTTTGTAGATGGCTACACAAACAATCCAAACATGGATTTTCATACCATGGTTGCTGACATGGCAAACATAAGCCGCAAGCAAGCCAAGACGATCAATCTAGGCATGATGTACGGCATGGGGGTGCGCAAGCTGGCCGATCAACTGGACCTAGAGTTCGAAGACGCGAAAGAACTGACTCAGCAGTACCATTCACGCGTGCCCTTCGTGAAAGAACTTATGAACGGCGTATCGCGGTCCGTGGATCAGAAAGACGACGGTTCCTTGCGGTCGTTGAAAGGCCGTAAGTGCCGTTTTGATATGTTCGAGCCGATGGGCTACGACATCCAGAAAGCCATGCCGTTGAAGGAAGCCAAGGCAACCTACGGTGAGACCGCCCCGCTCAAGCGTGCATACACCTACAAGGCGCTAAATCGTTTGATACAAGCATCGGCAGCGGATATGACCAAACAAGCCATGGTAGATCTCTACGAGGCCGGAGAGCGGCCCTTGCTGCAGGTACACGACGAACTAGGTTGCAGTGTCACGAGTGCGGATCATGCCAAGCGCATCAAGAAAGTTATGGAGGACGCCATACGCTTGCATGTGCCGAACAAATGCGACATTGACCTCGGGCCGTCGTGGGGCGAAACCGAAGAAATCTAGTTGCATTTATATGCGATTCACGAGATAATCTCGCGCATGGATACAACGAAATGGAAATCGATACTGGTGCCAATGCCAGTTTATCGCCAGATCAAAGAAATTGCGCAGTTAGAGGACCGCACAATCAGCGGACAACTGCGTAAAATTTTCAATGAATGGAAGGAAGACCGAGCTAGAGAGGCTCGTGAACTCGACTCCGCTTAGTCAAAAACCGTCTGCGCAGTTCTAACCGGCAGCAGTTTATTGTTGTCATCCATTCTTTTGACTTGTCCTCTGATGCATCGGGGTATGCGACTAGAAGAGACGATGTATCCAGCAGTTTTTTCTGAATGTCGCTGATTTTTTCTACCTTGGCCAAATCTTCAATCACCTTGGTGGTAAAAGTTTTGCTCACCTCACGAGCCGCCAAGTTTGAGTGCCTCCAGCTTTTGCTCGACAGCGGTCCACGTGTCTTTAATGCACTGTTCCTCGCTCTTATTGTGGTTAAGAAACCAGAAGCAGGTGCCAATCAAACCATGAATCCTTGGGTCGTCTTTCGAACTTTTTAAAAGTCTAAGCAACAACAGCCCCTCTTCTGCAGACAGATTAAGCGAAAGGGTTGCTTCTTCAGTTTCTGTCACTTCTGCCATATAGATTATCCTCTACGATCCTAGAATCCACGCTAACAACCAAATGCTCACTGCGATGGCTACGCCGTAAATTACGCCTTTGATTTCTGCTTGATCTTTCATACTTCTCCAAAAAAAACCCGCCTCCGGCTCCACGGACGGGAACGTGGTCAGTCGACTTCTGCCTATTACAGGAAAGTAAAAAATAGACATCAGTCATAGCCTAAAAAGCCCCGCCTGTGGGCACGCGGACGGGAACGCGCAAGGAGAGAGTGTGTTCAGCCCTCTTGCCCAATTAAGCCCGCCTTCTGGCACACGGACGGGAACGTGCGTTACAGGGCTGGAGACCCTAGCCAAAATAGTGCCGTCTTGTGGGCACGCGGACGGCGCGCGCTTGGAGCGGAGTGATAGGCCGCATCCCAAACTGAATACCCTCGTCAATCATTGTGCATTTATTCGCACATGGAGCAAGACGCATCGCGCAGTATCACAACCGCATACCCTTTCTCTGTGCAGATCGTCGGGTGGCCATCTTCATCTGTGTTTATCTGCAACGGATTGAGAACCTTGCCTTCTGGCTCTTGATCTTCATCTACTAACCCGAATCTAAACATGTGTGTAGTACGAAACACGAGTTCCGCAAGCTCATCTGCAGACAAAAAATCAACTAGTTCAGAAACATCGTGACAGCGCGAAAACCGTCGCTGCTTGATCATTTCTAATTCGTCATTCACGTCTCTGAGCCGATCTGCCCACCATCTTTCATTTTTTTGCTGCTCATCTTTTCGACGAACAATTTCCGCGTTCAACTCTTCGTTGATTTTCATCACACGGTCCAACTCTTCCTGCAAAGCATTCTCCCCCACAACGTTATCGCGTAAATATATACGCAC